GCCGTCTGGCAGGAAGCCGAGGACCTGCCGGATGTCGATGCCCTGCCCGCCTTCCTGCGATCGCGGCCGTCTCAGGCGAAGGTCCTGAGCGAGAAAGGCGTACCGCAACAGCAGGGCGCACACGCCGTGAGCGCCAGCTATTCCCGACCATTCCTGGCGCACGCCTCGATCGGGCCGGCCTGTGCGGTGGCGCGGGTGCAGGCCGGCGCGATCGACGTGTGGTGCCAGAGCCAGTCGATCCACCCGACCCGGCTGGACATCGCCAAGACGCTCGACGTCGCGCCCGACACGATCACCGTTCGCCATGTGCAGGGCGCCGGATGCTACGGCCACAACGCAGCCGACGACGCGGCGCTCGACGCGGTGCTGCTCGCCCGCGCCGTGGAGGGCCACCCCGTGCGGCTGCAATGGTCGCACGAGGACGAGCTGGCCTGGTCGCCGTTCGGTCCGGCGATGGCCGTCGCCATGCACGGCGCGGTCGATGACGCCGGACGCATCGTCGACTGGCGCCACGAGCTGTGGAGCAATCCGCACATCGCGCGGCCCGGCTTGCAGGAAAGCCCGTCCCTACTGGCGGCGTGGCCCCTCGATCAGCCGTTCGCGCAGCCGCCCGGCATCGACGCCTTGCCGGGAATTCAGCCGACCAGCGTGCGCAACGCGGTGCCGATCTACGAGCTCGCCAACCAGCGGGTCGTCCTGAACGCGCTGGAGCGCTTGCCGGTGCGCACCGGCACCCTGCGGGCGATCGGCGGGTTCCTCAACACCTTCGCGATCGAATGCTTCATGGACGAGCTGGCGCACGCCGCCGGAATCGACCCGGTCGAGCTGCGCCTCAAGCACCTGGGCGACGCGCGGGCGATCGCCGTGATCGAGGCGGCGCGCGAGCGGTCGGGGCTCGCGTCGCGGTCGCGTCGCGAGGGGGCGGCGCGCGACGGGGCACGTGGCATGGGCCTGGGCTTCGCGCGCTACAGCAACGAAGCCGCCTACGCTGCGGTGGTGGTCGAGGTCGAGGCCGGCGAGACGATCAGGGTGGTACGCGCGGTCGCCGCCGTGGATTGCGGCCGAACGATCAACCCGGACGGCGTCGCCAACCAGATCGAGGGCGGCATCGTGCAGGCGGTCAGCTGGGTCCTGAAGGAGCAGGTGCGCTTCGACCGGACCCGCATCACCACGCGGACCTGGGACGACTATCCGATCTTGCGCTTCAGCGAGGCGCCACCGGTCGAGGTCTCCATCATCGACCGCCCGGACCAACCGTCGCTCGGTGTCGGCGAGGCGGTGGCCGGCCCGGCCGCGGCGGCAATCGCCAACGCGGTGTTCGACGCCATTGGCGTGCGCGTGCGCGACCTGCCTTTGACGCGCGAGCGCCTGCTGGCCGCGATCGACGACACCTGATCGGAGGCCGCGCACGAGCAACAGGCAACGTCTCGCGGCGTAACGGGGCGCGGACGGGCCGCCGACGGGCGTGTGCACCGAAAAGACGGGCCGCACCGTTGCCGGCGCGGCCCCAGTCGCCCGCTTCTTTTCTCTCGAGCGGTTGGTCAGCAGGCGTAGAGCAGAATCTCGTCGTCGCCGTTCAGGCGATTGAACTGCAGCGCTGCATCGAGCGCGGCGAGGCCGTTGCGATCCTTGTAGGCGAGGCCGGTGTACTGCACCGCCGGCGCGTGGATCGCCCACATATTGCCCACCGCCGTCCCGACGCGCATGCCGAACGGCATCTGCCGGCCGTTGGCGAGCTTGGACCAGAAATCCTGCTGGGCGACCAGGGTGGCCTCGGGATCGACGCCGCCGGTCGAGCTGCGCTCGGTGACGCGAATGCCGGTGAAGCCGTCGGCGGCGTTGATCGACATGCGCGGGTCGATCCGGTTGCCGATGTCGTAGGAGAAGGTGTCGACGGCGCAGATGTTGCCGATCGGGCCCGCCACGCCGAAGCCGTCGAGATGCAGGCGGCCGAGCTCGCATTGCTGCGGCAACGTCGTCTCGAACACCGGGTTCGCCGGCAGCGGCACGTCGGTCGGTGCGTTGTAGAAGCCGGTGAACTCGAACTCGACCGTGGCGCGCTGTCCCGCCTGGGCGTTGATCCGGAACGAGCCGTAGGCACCGGTCAGCAGATGCGCCATGCCGTCCTTGAACATGCGGATCGTGAGGCTGCCGTAGTCGGAATTGTCCGACGACGGCAGGTACTGGATCCCCGGCGGCCAGGCCGTCGCCACCCAGGCCTGCCCAGCCGCCAGCGTGCCCGACCAGGTCGGCGTGACCGTCGCCGCGGCGAGGCCGCCCGCGAGCGTCATCGCAGCGCCCGAGATCATGGTGACGTTGCTCTGCGTCGCCGTGCCGTCGTCGTAGCCGATCGAGCAGCGCGCCACACCCGACGCGCCGCTGGTGGTGACCTGGACGTGGATCGTCTTGGGCTCGGCGAGCGCCGACAGGCTTCCGCCGCCGTTCCAGCCGACCGCCGGCGTGTTGGGCTGCGCGGCGGCCAGGAAGGCGCCCCACCATGCGGTTCCGCGGCTGGTGGCGACCATGGTGCAGCCGCGCAGCAGGCGGCCCATCCGGCACTCGGTGCCGACCGACCCGCCGCCGCGCAGCTCGTGCTTGAACGACATCCTGCCCATCTTGCGGGTGATGATGTCGGCACTCGGCGACAGGTCGTTGCGGTAGAGATTGCGCTGGATGTTGCTGACGTCGAGCTTGTAGTCGGCGTCCTCCACCAGCATCGGGCTCGTCGAGTCGGAGAGCGTCGCGGCGATGCCGTAGCTGCCTTCGAGCTCGGCGTACACCAGGGTCTTTCGCGTGAGGATCGACATGCTGGGGCTCCCGGCTCAGGCGGCAATGACGAGAGCCGTGCCGCCGCTGGCCGATCGGCAAGCTTCGAGCTTGGCCGCCAGCTCCCTGATCGCGGCGGCGACGCTCGTCATCACCGCCGTGGCGTTGGCCGCCTTGACGATGGCATTGGCCGCGCCGGCGTCGGCCCCCGAGGCCGCCGCTCCGGTCGAGACCGCGACGTCGGCGACGATCGGGGAGGTCGAGTCGAGGCCGCCGGAATTGTCGACCAGCGGCGGCACGCCACAGGCGACCGCGAGCGTGTCGACCGCATAGCCGAGCTGCGCGATCCGGTTGCGCAGGCCCGTCAGGACCGCATTGGCACCGGCGGCCGACGCCATGGATGTCCCCACGCCGCTGTAGGAGGTCGTGATCGCGCCGATCGTGCCGTCGGCGGCCGTTCCCGACAGGGCGTCGACCAGCAAGCCGGCAAGCGCCGGTACCTTGCCGTGCAACTGATTGCACTGGGCCAGGACTTCCTTCAGCGCATCGACCGCGGTGGCGAAGCCCGCCTCGAGCGCCGCCTTCTGAACGGCGTCGTTCGTGCCGAGCACGGCCGGCGTGAACGCCGCGATGGGGTCGAGCGTGCCATCGGCCGCCGCACCACCCGAATTGTCGACCAGCGCCGGCACGGCCGAGGCGGCGATGCGGGCGACACTCTGCGCCAGGCCGCGCAGGGCCGGCGTCAGGCCGTTCTGGTCGACGCGATAGACTTGCGACGCTGCCGAGAAATGATTGGCATAGATCCGTACGGGCATCGGGGCGCACCTTCTGGTCGTGCGAGGCCACGATCGGCCTCTCCATGGCAGGATGAATAGGCGGGCGCGGCGTTCGACGGGACGTCCCTCAGCCAGAGTGGCTCGCTTCTGCCGCCACTGCCCGAGGAGTGCACACATCCAAGCTGATACTCGTGTTTACGGATCGGGATGGAGGTCGCTCATTGGGAGGGGGCTTCGCAACATCTCCGCCCGCGCCCGCGGGAGTGACGCCCTCATTCGTCATCTCGCGCCAACTGGCCACCAAGCTCACGCCAGGCGGCGCGGATCGCGCAGGGCGTGGCGGTAGGTCATGTCGAGGAGGACGACGCCGCGAACGTGCGTCTGGTTGTCGTCGCTCACCTTGTGGTCGTTGCCGGCCTCCTGGAGATCGATGACCAGCCCGCCGAGCGACGGGTCTTCCGACACAAGCCGCTGCAGCGCGCCGAAGGCCCGGTTCATCTCGGCCGAGGGCCCGTCGCCGGACTGGATGACGAGGCCGACCTCGAGCGCGATGCGCAGCGCGCAGTGCCTGACCATGAGGCGGCTCGTCTTGCTCTCGTGGCCGTCGAACACGCCGATCGTTCGCTGCTTCCTGAAGGTCCACTTGCCCGCCGGCGCCCACAGGACCTGGTCCCAGGCGAAACCGTAGGGGTCGCCCACCGGCAGGTGCGCGCGCTGGGCGCGCAGGCGCTCCACCAGCGCTTCGAGCGCACGCTGCCGGATGGTGCGCTCGTCGGGCACGAAGTCAGACACGGTTCCGCTCCCTCCGCCGGATGACAGGCTCAGAGCGTACGGCTCGCCCTGGGGATCCGTGCCCAGGGCAGGTAGCGCATCCTCGACTCGACGATCCGGTCGAGCTGGGACTGCAGCGCCGACGCGTCGGTGGTCGACAGGTTGGTCACGAACGCCGGATGGGCGTTGAGCGCGATACGGGCCGCGAGCTGCGCGGCGAGCGACAGCCAGGCCGGGACGTCCCTGTAGGTCTCGCCGTCCTCGGTGGCGAAGCCCGCCTGGTAGGCGACGCGCAGCCACAGTGGCTGCTCGCCGGGCTGGCAGACGGCGCCGACCACGCCGCGCTCGCGATCGACGTCGACCTCGTCCGAGATGTCCCGGGCGGACACGCCGAGCGCGCGGCGGTCCCGGGCGGCCCACACGGTCGGCGCGGCGCGGAGGAACCCGCGGGAGAGCGCGAAGGCCGACGACCCCTCGCACAGCCGAAAGTCGTCCTCGCGCGTGGCAAGGTCGAGCGTGCCGCACCGCAGGCGCGCCGCGAGATCGAGCGTGGCAGCCTCGAGAGCGGCGAGAATGGCATTCTCGCCGTCACGGCCGTTGTCCACGCCGATCGCCTCCTGCACCGATTGGAGCGAGGCCAGGCGCATGGCTAGATCGCCACCGCAGGATCGGCAGGCGGAGATGGCCGCCGCGCACCGGCCTTGCCGCCATCGAAAGCCACGGTGAAGTACTGCTGCACGCCGGCGAGCGCCTCGGCCAGCTCGTCGGCCACGACGACGGGCTCGTTCGCGGCGAACACGAGCCCGCCCAGGCGGTAGGTCCTCGCGCCGTGCAGCGTTGCCGTAGCCGCCCCAAGAGCGCCACTGGAGTGCCGCGCTCCCGGCGCCCTCGCGCCGTGCAGCGGTGCTGTCGCCATCGTCCCCTCACACCGACGCGATGTTGGTGAACTTGACCAGCGCGTCGACCTCCTCGACCTGCACGGCGACGCGCGCCGTCAGGACGACGATGTAGACACGCTCGGTGATGCTCTTGTCGAACTCCAGGCTGACCTGGCGCTGGATGCCGAAGATCAGGTTCTTGGGGTTGGTGAACAGGCCGGTGGATTCCGGCATCAGCTGGACGGATTCCAGCGGCACGCCGAACGGCGACAGGCTGCTGCGCCCCTGGACCTGCGAGTCGCCCAGCGTGCCGACCCGGTTCGCGATCGTGTCCCGGTACTCGATCTCCTGGTTCACCGAGACGAGGTGCTTCATCAGGTTGAGGTTGCGCTGGTACGGGCCCGGCATCGCCTTCATGCCGGCCTTGAACAGCTCCTTGGAGATGGCGGCGTTGTTCCAGTCGACGACGTGGCCGCCGGCCGCGAGCTTGAGCCAGCCGTTGAACATCGACAGGTAGGCCTGGTCGTCGGCGTCGGCCCCGTTGGTGTAGGCCGTGTCGGCGAGCAGGCACAGCTCCTCGAGGTCGAGCGCGGCGTGCTCGGCGATCAGGGTCACGATGGTCTCCTGGAGGCCCGAGCTCCACGGCGTGTTGGGCACCGCGTTCTCGGCCACCGTCATGCGCTCGATGTTGTCCTCGAGGACGTCGTAGGGCAGCCGGACCTCGGCGATCACTTCCTGGGTCGTCATGGTGATCTGCTCGGTCGCCGGCTTGGCGCGGCCGCCGAGCCCGGTCGTCGACACATTGTCGAGCGCGACGCCCTGGGTCGCCTTGCGCAGGATGCGCTTGGCGAAGCCGATCTTGTTGATCCGGCGCTGCGGCGCGGTCATCTCGACCACGCGGGCCTGCCGGATCAGCGTCGGCTCCTTGATCAGCTTGCGGATGAAGGCGGCACCCTGCTCGGGCTGCAGGAGCCCGCCGTTGGCGCTGAGATCGGCGAGGGCCAGATCGGCCTTGCCGAGAAGGGCTGCGTTGGCAGTCATCGTGTTGGCCCCTCCTTGGGGCGCGCCGCGCGTGCGGCAATCGAGAGAGAAAAGACGAGGACGAACGGCGAAGCCGGCGGCCGCGATCAGCCCTGGCGGCCGAAACCCGCCATGCCGGTATCGAGCAGCGGCGGCAGCCGGGCGGGCTTGCCACCCCGCGCCGGCGAGGCCGGCGGGTCGCCATAGGCAATGCCGATGACGGCCCCCTTCATGCTGGCCTCGGTCTTCCTGACCGTGGCCTCTACGGCGTCGAACCGGACATCGATCGCGTCGAGCCTCGACTGCACGAGCCCCGACAGCGCGTCGAGCGACTTCACCAGGGCATCGAGCTTCGCCGCGACCGCGGCGTCGCCCGCGGCCGGCTCGGGCCCGAGTGCGGGCTCGGGTACGGGCGCAGCCACGGGCTCGGGCCCAGGCTCGGGTTCCGGCGGCGGGGCTGCTTCGGACTTGTGAAAGAACTTGAAGAAATCCACGGGACCTTCATCCTTCTTGGTGAAACGGAATGGGATGCGGTTGGCGCCGCGCCGCACGAGCGAGACGAACCGCACATCGACGTCGCTCAGCGCGTGAGCGCGGATTCTACGGAACACCGAGCAGGCGCTCCGCGAACGAGTAGCGGTGAGAGTGGCCGGCAGCGTCCTCGGTCACCGTCCCCTTCCGGATGCCGTGCCTGTGACCCGCGACCTCGTCGGTCTCGCCGCCGAGGAAGCAGCCGGCCTCGTCGAAGGCGACGACGAAGCGATGGCAGTGGCCCGCCGCTTCCTGCGACTGGCCCGAGACGCTGTCGGGGATGTCGAGCTGAACGGTCGCGGCGGCACGCAGACCGATTCCCTCGAACGAGAAGCCGTTGAGCTCGCCCTTCTTGATCCTGGCCCACAGGCCAGGGTCGGGCACCCTCACGCCGATCACCCAGGCGCCGGGGATGAAGGTCGGGTCGCCGTCGCGGGCGATGAAGCTCTCGACGACGTGGCTGCCGTTCAGCGCCCGGTCGTGGTCGGTGTCGACGGCGGCCTGCCGGCCCTTCTGCAGGAACCGGTACGCCGTCCTGGCGATCTCCGTGGCCGACATGCAATCGCCCTGGGCGTCGACAAGGCCCGGTGCGAGAACCTCGCCGAACACGATCTGCAGCTCGGCGTCTGTCTTCTTGATCTCGACTTCGACTCGATTGGACATGTGATCCCGTGCTGGTTGCCGGATGCCCCGGACGTTAGCGCGAGCGCGGCGACGCGCGAGGGATCCGCTCCACCGAGCGTGCGATCTGGCGGCAGAAGCGATCCACCCGGCCGGCCGGCGTCGGATTGTCTCCCGCCCGGACGGCAGCACGCTGCGCGGGCCTGAGGTCCTGGCCGAGCGCACGTCGCTCGACCCGATCTAGCCCGGGCGGCTCCCTTACAGGCGCCATCACGCAGCACGGCGGGTGTTGCGACACCGGTTGCGGCGACTTCGTGTGCAGCGCATCCTTCGAGACGGCCGCTACGCGCCCTCCTCAGGATGAGGATCTTGTTGCGTCTTCGCTAAGGCGCTTGCTCCGCAAGCGGCCGAGCGAAGGGCGCCTCAGCCGGGCCGCGCGTGTGGCGAGCTGTACTCGACCCGCGCGCGGCGGCGCTCGAAGACGACCGTTGCGGTGTTGTAGGAATGAACGGCCGGGTCGAAAGGCACCTGCGCCTGGCTGGCGTCGAGGAGCAGCGCCATCTCGTCGATCGCCGTGGCTGCGCTCGCCAGGACGTTATCGACGGGCGGCGCCTGCTCGTCGACGCCATCGCCGATCGAGCGCCCTCGATCGCTGTGGTCGACTGCGCCGGCCACGTCGCCCGCCGACACGACGGCGAGCACGCCGCAGACGGTCGCCTCGGCGACGGGCGACGCGTCGAGGCACGCCGCGATCGCGGTCGCTGACGCGGCCGCGACGGCCGCTGCCGGGATCGTCTCGAGCGTTGCCGCCGCGAGCGCGCCCATAGCCGCCGCGTCCTCGATCGCCGAGGTGCCCTCGTCGTTGCCCGCCGGATACACCGACAAGCCCGCTGCATCGTCGGTCGCCGCGCCGGTCGCGTCGCAGACGGCCACCAGGCCGGCGCTGCCTCCCAGCGCATCGGCGAGGGCCTGCAGCTCATCGACCGACCCGAAGCCTGCCATGCCGGCGAGCGACGAGTCGACGGCGCTGCCCGCTTCGCCGATCGTCGAGGCGTGCACCAGGCTGGCGACGGCACCGCCTGTCGCGAAGCCCGCTTCCGCGACGAAGGCGACGCGTGCGGCGACGGCGCCGGCGGCGTCGTCCGCCGCTGCGGCTTCCGCGACCTGCACCGCTCCCGAGACCACGGCCGAGATCGTCGCGGTCGTCGTTTCGCTCTCGACGACCGCTCCGCCCGCGATCCAGTCGGCGTCGCAGTCGTCCAGCAAGACCGCATGGTCCTGTGGATCGGCGCCGAAATAGACCAGGCTGCACCCGGCCAGCTCGGCGGCGTTCCCCGCCTCCGTGCCCACCGCGCTTTCGGCGAACAGGCGGCCTGCGTCGGTCGCTTCCTCGGCAGCCGAAGCCTCACCGCATGCCGCGTGGCCATCGCTTGCGGCGTCCGCGAGCTCCAGGCCCGCCGCGCTTTCCGCGGCGCCGCCAACCGCATCCGCGGACCCTCCGGACAGGTCCGCGGCCTCCGTGCTTTCGGCCACGACGGTGGACCGCGTCGCGGCAGCTCCGGCCGCGTCCGCCGCCGCACAAGCTTCGCCCCCGAGACCGATCGCGATCGCCGCGGCCGGCACGGCGTCCTCCGCCACGGCGAGCTCGCCGCAGCCAGCGGTCACCGACGATGATCGATCCGATCCGTCGACGGCGTCGGCCAGAGCCTCACAGCTCGCCGACAGGGCTCCGCTGCCTGCGCACGCCGGCGCAGCGGCCGCCATCTCGGCGACCGCCGGCCAGGCATCCAGGGCCGCCGCCAGGTCGTCACCGGCCGGGGCCAGCTCCTCCACCGCGTCTTGAAGGAGCAAGACCGCCTGCTCGACCTCGGTCGCCCCCGCGAGCTCGCTGCTGGCGGCGTAGAGGATCGCAGCCGCAGCCGCGACCTCGCCAGCCGCCGCCGCGTTGTCGAGCGACGCGACGAAGGTCGCCGTGGCGCTTCTGGCATCGTTGAGGCCCAACGCCTCGCTGATCCCGGCAGACCTGACGGCTGCGGCCCCCGCGGCATCCAGCGCCGCGCCCGACTCGCTTCGTCCTGCGGCCTGCACCTGTCCGGCGACATACCGGTGCCGCGTCAGACGGACGATGCGGCGCTCCACGGACGGTGACGGCTCGCGAAGCAGCCAGGCATGAGTCCGCTTCTGGGCGAGCGGGACTGCCGGCAACCGACGCGCCGCTCCCTCGGAGTTGCCGCGCGTTCGCCGCAGCAGGTTCACCCGCTGCGCCGCCGACGGGCTGCGAAAGACGTGAGACCTGGGCATCGGTCAACGCCTGATGTAGGTCAGCCGGACCCGCCTGTCGCGGGTGGGCGGCACGACCGGTGCGACGATCGACCAGCCGCTGTTGCCGCCCGCGTCCGTGGAGCTCGTCGCCGTGAACGTCGCCCCGCCCGAGGCGTGCGAGTCCTGCAGAACCAGCCACTCGCACGCGATGTCGCCGTCCGGGCACGACAGGTAGCAGGCGACCCCGCTGGTCCCGCTTCTGAGCGTCGTCCGGGTGCCCGCGCCGGTACCTCCCAGCGTCAGCGTGGTCACGGTCTGGGTGGTGCCCGCCGCGAGCTCGATCACATGCAGGCCGGCGTCCGACCTGAGATCATCGAAGGTATTGGACCCGGAGAGGCGCAGCGTCCCCGTGTAGGCGCCGGAGAACCATGCGTTGCAGTAGGCCTTGCCGCCGCCATTGAACGTGCGGTCAGCCCCGGACCCGTCGGTGAACTTGATTGTCGACGTTCCCGCCGACAAGCTGCCCGCCACGAAATCCCACGCCGTGCCGGCCCCGGTGACCGTGACCAGGGACCCGTTCAGCACTATCGCGGCGCTGACGCTGATGCTCCTGAACTGCCCCACCGTCACGGCGTATCCCGCGGTATCGAGCACGCCGGTGGAGGAACAGACCAGCGACGCGCTGCACCACAGCGCGTCGGCCAGCGTCGTCGTCCCGCCCGCGATGACCACGCCCCGCGCGTCGTAGCCATGCGACCGGAAGGTGCAGTCGCCCGTGACGACGAAGACAGCCGATGCCGGAGGGTCGACGATCGTGACGCGAAACAACGTGACGTCGCCGGCGACGCTGATGTTGTACGTGCCTTGGAGGTCAAGCGCAACGGTGGGGCCACTAAACCGAAGCGACCTGCAGAACACGTTAACCCCTAGTGTGATGACAAGAGGTACATCAGTACTACCGGTGTTGTTATCGAACACTACATCATCAGCAACGGTAGGGGCGGACGCTCCCGGTGAACCACCTGGCGTATTGGCCCAGTGTGACGTATCCGACGCATTCCAATGACTTGAGTTTCCAACCCAGTATCGAAGAGCCATGCAAGCCCCTTCTCGACTATAGGCCCAGTTCCTCGTACGTTATCGTACCTGAAGCGACCATTGCTGCAGACGGCGCCGCCGCTAGAGACACAATGAACCCCGTCCCGGGCGCCACGAAAATCCGATCCTCTGGCGCAGGCATCCAGAAAAAGCCATTCAGAAACTGCCACACATCGGCATGAAGCGTCGTCAGCGTTCCTGCCGAGGCTTGGGAAGTGTCGTTCATATGAATGATGCAACTCGATGATGCACCACCAGGCGCGATGTTCTGAGGCGTCGGCGTTGATCCGCCCGATCCCTGGGTTACCGTCGCCGTGTGTCGGACCAGCTTCAGGTCTCTGCCTTCGACTGCTACAAGGGTCTTCTGACTCAGCACAATCTCGTGAATCAGAAGCGGATAGTTAGCACCCACTTTGATGTGCCAGAGATCCTGCGCTGTCGAGATCGACACGGCACTCATTGGAATCTTGAAGATTGCCATATTTGGTGGTCCTTATGCATATTCACTCCAACAGCCATCAACCAAGCGCCCTTGGTCGGCAGACGGGGGGAGAACTGAAGCGACTGCGATTACAATCCCAACGAGTAGCTGACGTTCAAAGTGTCACCATTGGCGACAGTCTTGTCGCCTCCAGAGAAAAGACCAGCGCTCAACAGAATGCCGGCCGTTCCGTCGACAGCATTGGTCGCTGCGGAGCCAAGAACCATGAAGCACCCCTTCACAATGCCGCTGCCCGTGATCGCGAACGAGAGGGGCGCAGAAAGTGCCTTCGACCCACCAGATGCACTTGCCCATACTGCGGTTTTGCGACTGCCGGAATAGGTCGGCGCGTTAGCGCTCCCGGCCTCCGTCCATCCGCCATGACTCGACATCGTGTCCGTCGCGGCGACGGCCGAATACGACGTGCTCGATATCAAGCCCAAGTAGGGACCGGTAACTGTATAGCCCGCCCCCGCCAACGCCTTATCAAGCAGCTCGTTCTTGCCCGCCGTCGTGACGAGGTTTCGCGCACTGTCTTGCCACTTTCTCCTTCCATTCATGTCGATGCATTCAACCAGGTAGACTCCCTTCGCTTCGACGTGCTCTTCGTACGTCGAGCCACGAACCACGGCAGCACCACCCGAATCTGCTACATCAAGCAGTTCCATATCTCGTCCTCCATTGACATTCGTGATAGCTGGCAGCGACAGCTCGCCATCGCCTATCGACAATAGATCAGGATGCACAGTCGACTAGTTGCGGCACTCTCAGCCGCAACGCTTTGGCTCTACTTGAGAGCCACTATCGAGTAACTTGCCGAGTTACTCGGAATCTCCCCTCAATGACACGGCTTGTTCGGCCTGCGACATCTACATACTTTAGATCGTAAACGGCCTCACGCGAAGGAGTGAAGGTTGCCGTCACGGCGGCCGGAACGAACACCAGAAATTTTCCACTGGACCCTTCGATTGCGATCCCGCCCTTTGCACCACTATCCACGTCAAGGAAGAACGACTGCGCACTAGCGCTCCGGCGCGCTTGCATCCGAGCAAACCCACTTGTGATGTCAACAGGGATATCGCTGTCACCGCGTCGATAGTTCACGACGAAGGCCAAATCGGCACCCTGTTCACAGACGAGGTCAAACTTGGTTGCCATGTTAGGCTATACCCTTCTGGTGCATCTCTACGCGCTTCTCCTCAATCCTTCGAAAGTAGACAAAGGCAACGACAGCGAGGATCACTGCAATTCCCCCAATTCCTATGAGTAGCGCTGGCGTTACATCAGCAAACATGCTCACAAATGCCTCCTTCAGGGCCTGCAGACCCGTCATGATGCCGGTTGCGATGCCAGCGCCCCAGGCGATTCGCTGTCCTACTCGCGCACTCTTGAGAATTGCGCTTTCCGAAAGATGTGCGCGCACTACATTTCCAGTTTCCGTTATCGCATAGCCAGGTGGCGGTACGGGTGCCATTGGTGGGATCGGTTCCAGAATTTCATGCAGACGACCTCCTGCACTACAGGGGGCACTGTCCTCTGAGGAATCCTCCACGGACCCTGGATATCCGCCAACCGCGGCTGGTCGCGTACTGACTGGGATTGGATTAGTGTGCGTCAAGGCATCGCGGAGTCGTCTTAGATAGGCGCTGCGCGACGCAAGGCCGGTCGTTCCACCATTCACCTTGATAACGCAGCGGACGAAGTCACCCGCGTCCGCGAGTTCATTGCATCCCATGTGAGACCAGTACTCTGCGGCTGACATTGCGCCATAGTAAGGTTGCAGAAGAAGGTCGGGATCACTTTCGTCCGGTAACCCCAGCACTCTGAAGAACCGAACATAGTTGGTTCGCCCAGTGATCTGCATAGGCCCCCGGCCGCGATACTTCCAGCCGTCCCCGGGCTGAACGTTTCCCATGCGATAGCCAGGTGGCCGGTGGATATCCGCGTAGATGTGATTCCCAATCGCTTCGGCACCTAGCCGAGCCAAGTCGTGCGCCTTCGTTGGATTTGCCTTGAACATCGACGGGAATATCTCGATGAGACGCTTACCCGAATAGTTGAGATTCTCTTGCCTGGCTTGGAGCTGTCCGGTTTCCTCTGCCACGTTCGCCAAGAAGTAGGTGATTCGAGCTGGAGTAGTTATGTTGTAGGATTCCATCGCTCTCACCAGAGCCGGATACCAGGAGCGCAATCGCCCTGTGGATCGAGCAATGGGAAAGGCAAGACCCAGTTGATACTCGGTGATCATGGAGAATCCTGTCTTTGTGAGTGAGACGCTCGCCGAGGTATCAAGGCTTCCGAGCATGCTGGGCCACTCCGTAAGTGAGCAGCCCCTACCTCGCGCAGGTCCTGTCCCAGACATCGTTGTGGGCGTTCAGCTGATCGAAGAGCGGTCGCCACACGCTGCGGGATTCTGCGGAGCGCTTGGCGTCGTCGACCTGGGCGTCGGTGCCGTGGATGCGGTTGAACGACGCGCAGGGATCGGGGGCCGCGACGATGCGGCTATCGGCGGCCGGGCCGCAGCCGGTCGAAAGCATCGTCGTCAGGCAGAGCAGCAGCATCGGCATTGGCCTTTGCCCGGCGCTTGATGGCCTCATTGGTCCTCTCCAGGGTTGCCGAGGCGTTGCGGGCGACGCCCGCCGACTTTCCCTCGTGGTAGATCCAGCCTGCGCCTGCGAGCGCGACCAGGACGGCGACGGCGGCAAGGGCCGCCTTGGGGTGAAGGGTGAGCATCCCGGGGGCCTACTGGTGGGACGGCCGGCGAGACGCCGTTGCCGGGTTGGCGGGGGCCCGCCGCAGGGCAGGCCGGGCTGTACGTTCCCTCATGATCTCCTCCTCGATCCGTGGTGTGTCGTGATGCGATGGCACCGGCCCCGTGCGTGGTCGATCCTGCCCTCGGGCACCACGATCTCCTCGCCGGGCGCCGCGGCAGCGCGCTGCCCGTGCCGGCTCATTGCCCCTCGGTCATCGGTCATGGTTCACGCCCATCGCTCATCCCGTCGTCGTCGCCTCGCCAGGCGGGCTGGCGCCCGCCGCGCTGGCACGAGAGAACTCGACATCGAGGCCGGCCACCCGGTTGACCGCCTCGACGAGGCTTTGCGGCTCGACGCCCGGGAGCCTGGCGGCCAGCCCGAGGGCGGCGATCTGCTGGGAGACGTCGGTGAGCTGCAGCGGCCGCGACCGGAAGACGTAGCCGGCG